ACTTTCTGTGATAGTATTCATCCAAATCGTAAAGTCAGCGTCTATTCTTTGTCTGAACTCTCGATAAGGACATACAAAATCTAGTATACCCCAACTTTCAAGATTCATTCTATGAAATTGTTGAAGTCTACCTTTTGTAGAAAAGTCCCAGTTGTTACTCAACTCTCTAACAGTATCAGCATTATAATGAGGTAATAAAAAATGATAGGACAACTCCTTTGCAAGAGTTGTCTTACCTGAGCCTGGTAGCCCACAGATTAATACTTTCAATTACTCACCGATGTTTTGAGTAGTTATCTTTACTTTCTTTTCTGCCTTAGCAAGACTATCTTTGATATCTACTTTTCCATCTCTGTTTACGTCTTTACCGACTAGTATATTCCACCATTTGGTTATGAATCTAAACATGATATATTATCCTCTTTAATTATTTCAATTTTTTCAAGTAGTGGATGTGTCCAACCATGAGATACTAGATAGGTATTTAGTCTTTCTTCTTTGAGTAGAACTTCTACTACTTTTTCTTTCCCTTGCTCATCTAAGGCTTGATTTACCTCATCTAAGAAGAGTACGTTTATTTGACTTCTACTAATAGATGTCATAAGTTTTCTTATCGCAACTAATGTTGCAATATTTACTCTCGCCAGTTCTCCACTAGAAAGAGCAAGTATATCTATAATGTTTCCATTATCAGATACTTCTACATTTAGTTTATCATTTGTAACAACGAAGTTGATACTAAACCTACCATCGCTAAACTCTGCTAAGTAGTCGTTAGTCATAACTTCTAATTCTTTTACTAATGATTCTATTTTATATGCTAAGAGTCCATTTGTAGAAAATGCCTTCTTAAGCGTTTCAAGTGCCGATAAGTGTTCTTCTTTACTTGATAGTTGAGATTGGAGTGCATCAAGTTGGCTTTGAAATTCTTCAGTTTGTTCCAATATAATTCCAACTCTGGTGTTATGTCTTTCTCTTTTCTCATTTTCTTGTATTACTTCTTGAAGAGCCGATTTAGCAGTGGCAATGTTTTCACTAAGTTTGCTAACTTGTTCTTGTAAGTCGTCTTCGTTGAGGACTGTGGTCGTGAGATCATGGTCGATTGACCTGTAGAGATCCTCCCAATTTGAGATTTCCCTTTGTGCTGTCCTATAAATGGCATTGTCTTCCTCCATCTTTTGCAGTTTACGTGCTGCTTCGTGCGTGAATCGTTCACAATTATTTTTTCTTTCAGTATGTTCTTTAATCATACTATTTACAAACACCTCATTAACTTCTCCTTCACACGTTGGACAAACCATATCATCTAAAGTTAGTAACTTTTCATACTTACTTAGCATTTTATCTTCATGGATCATTTCTGATTTCCATGTTGCTACGGAAGAAACAGCATCTCTAGTGTCCTTCTCTTCTCCATATTTTGCAAGTTGTCTTTTATACTCATGCAAATCTATATCAGCAAGCTGGTGTTTAAGTTGATTATTGAGATTTATTTTTTTATTCTTTTCCGAGATATTTTCGAGTTCTATTAATAAAGAACGCAAAGATTTCTCTTCTTCTTCCGAGTAAAATGGTAAATCCATTTTGGGAAGTATGGAACTATCTTCGAGAATATTGTCTTCTAACCATTTTGCAATAGTTGAAAGTTTTGCGTTGATAGTTGTTACATCAGCAGAATTTACCCTTACGGCTTCCTTAAATGTCTCAAAGAAAGAAACATATTCGTCTAGTTTCAATAGGTCAATTAGGAACTTTTTACGGTTAGTATCTGTGGCAGTTAAGAACTGCAATGATGCATTAGTATTTTGATATACTAATTGTGAAAAAGTCTTAAAGTCAATCCCTAAAATGTCACCCAAAGTTTTGTAAGTATTAGAAGCCGTATGAGAACTTATGTCCTCGCCATTCTTCGTTAACTTACATTTGAGTGTGCTACGCCGTATAACAGTAATGTTATATACGTCAGAGTCAACAGTAAAGTCAAGACTAATATCATATCCTTTGTTAACATATCTATTTGCTATATCCGCTTTCTTAACATTCTTACTATTCTTGTTAAATAGTATTTCTTCTAATATTAAAGGTATAGAAGATTTACCTACTCCATTAGTACCGACTAACTGTGTTAAAGTCGCATCTGATAGATTTAATTCGTTGTCCTCTCCATATGAGAAGCAGTTATCCCATTTCAGTTTTTGTAGAATAATCATTAAAAACTCCCATTAATTTTCTTACTTTTGCATCATCAAGAGACAGAATCTCTTTCAGATATATACTTAGTTCGTCCTGCATAGACATTTCATTAGTCAACGATAAAGTTGCATCTGTCTGTCTTTTGACGACCTTTTTGTCAAGTAGATCGGAGTTTTTGACTTGTGCTAAATCTTGTACATCTCCTTCTATTTCATAGATAGTATGGTCAAAGTCTGTCTGCACCATTTCAGATGGGTCAGTAACAGTCTTTCTGAGTAACTGTGGTAAGTCAAACTCATGCCATGTCCAATCCCAACTGTTATCTATAATTAGATACCCCGTTCGGACTTTGTTTCTATGGAAAGATGTGGTCATTGGTGAGCCAGGATATACAATATTTCGTTGAGTATTCTCGTGAGCATGTAAATCTCCTGCATACACTTCTTTAAACTTATCAAATCTTTCTAAATCTACTTCTGGTATAACATGCGGTGGTATCTCTCCACGCACATGGGTAAATAGATACTTTGCATCTATGTTTTCTATACTTTTCTTTCTATGCAAGTCTGCATAAGGCAGTATCGCCCAATCATCCTCATAATAAGTTTCAGTTATTACTGTTACTAAAGGATTCAATTCATTGGTAACTCTTATCAAGTTATCAAAGAACGTCTTGTTTTTTCTAGTGGCTTCATGGTTGCCGTCATAGATAATAGTTCTTACGTTTGCTTTTTGAACAAAGTCAAAATACAAAGTGAGTTCATCCATAGAAGGGACTCGGTCAAACAAGTCCCCACCTATGATGTGAAGATCAACTCCGTGATTATCTACAGCTTCCTGTACTTGTTCATAGAACATTTGATATCTTGCACACGCCCATGCGGTCGGTACATTCTTCTGTCCTAGTTTAATATGCCAGTCTGCTGTAAATAATATCATGCTACAAAGTCATCCCCAGGTGTCCATTCACACCCTGTTAGTCCACCAGCTTTGATGCCCATTAAAGTTCTAAGAACTTCATTAGCATTTCTGCCTGTGTCAAGCGCATTTACGCTTACGTGTTGTACTATATCATTTCTATCAATGATATAAGTTGCTCTATAGCAAACTCCTTCTGCTTCATTTACTATACCGAGTTGTCGAGATAGTGCTAGTCCACAGTCAGCTGCTAAAGAGTGTTGTATATTACCAATAAGTTCATTAGATTGTTTCCAAGCTAACTTACAAAACTCATTGTCTCCGCTAATGCCAACTACATTCGCTTCTTCAACCAGACAATCCATGCCCGATATTTCTGTCGGGCATATGAATGTAAAGTCTTTAGGGTAGAAGTAAACTACTGTATAGTCGTGTTTCAATGGATCGTAATGTTCTGTTACAGATACTTTTACAAACTCATTTAATTGATTCACACCCTGCAAGTCAAATGCAGGAAACTTGTCCCCTACCCCTATCATGATACATCAAACTCACTTGATACATCTTCAGGAGCTTCACTACCTTGGTCGTTAACTCTTCTAAGAAGTTCTAACTGTGCATCAGCAGTTGGTCTGGTAAGAACGTCATCCATTGACTTAAGATTAGCCACTAAATCCTTCTCCCAGTCCTCTAGTTCTCTAGCTTTACACTTTAGAACTTGTAACTGATATTCAACATTAAATACCTGTGGGCCAGTCTTCTTTCTTTTGAAATGAATGTCATAGCCTGTAACTGGATCGGTTGGGTCTCCCAACTCTTCCATAGCTACTAGTACTTGGTCGAATAGTTTTCTTTTTAAATTTAAAACTTTAACACTTTTATCAGCGTAGTCAATGCATTGAACGGCATAAGACCATCCACATTTTAAGTCTGGGTAAAAGTCGCGAACATGGTCATGTTCTTTGTTGTTAAAGGTTTCAGAATCTCTATCAAAAGATAGACACTCCATAGGAATGTTCTTTCCATTTTCGCCTTTAATCCAATAGACGTATCTAGGTAATAAGTCACCAACAAGTCTTACATGATGGTCTTCTTTACCTGCATAGTTATAAGTTTCGATTTTTTCTTTTTGGGCTGAGCCCTTTGTTGTATTAAAGCCAATAGCCATAATTTATCTCCATGTCTCCTCGAATAAAAAGTGTACCCTTCCATCTT